CGCCACTTCCGGCGAGAGACTCAGGCAAAGCGTCTGACGCTTCTCCCGCCCGATCGTAGGTCTCCCGATCTTTTTTTCCGGTCCAGCGATCCTGACGCCTCCACGGCGCTCTGTGCGTTCGTCATTCATTAGTTGACCATCCTATAAAAGCAGAAGAGAAGATAAGACCAGCCGACTACGGAAACGCAGGTGATCAGCATGCAGGCTGTGTATTCGTCGCGTGAATTCATGATGTTTTTGCTTTCGTTTGAGTTGAAAAGAAAGCCCCGGTGATCCGGGGCAGCGGTTCAGGCTATTTGCGAATTTTGGCCATTTCTTCGGGGGTCAATCTGAGCTTGTCGATATTGGTCGGGTGGAACGGATTATCCGACACAGGCCTGTCGGGATTCACAGCTTCGTAACCAGATTCGTAACCAGCTTCGTAAGCCTGCTGGAGTGCTTCGCGGACTGACCAGACCGCAACCTCGTGGAAGTCGAGTGAGTCCATTCTTCGGGTTTCGAGAGTTTCGATTCGCAGTACCAGTTCGGCGATTACGGCAATTGCCTTTTCTGAGTCCATCGTTTTACTTTCGTCTGAAGTGAAAAAAGAAAGCCCCGAAGGGCAGAAGTCTAAGCTGTCAGTTCTTGCCTTTGACCCACACGGCCTGAACGGCTTCGTCGCTCCAGCAGGTCTCGGCGAATGAACTGCTGAGCAGTTCGGCGAGCTGCTTCATTGTCATCTTTACGTCCGCACACGCCTGAATGACTGTGATGCTTCCTGCCGCCACTTCAACGGCGAGTGACTGGTATTCTGTCTCGCCGTCGCCTGTTTCTCGCTCGCGCTCAAATAGAGCACGCTGCCCTAGTGTCGGCGTCTGCCGCCATTCAGCGTAGCCGTCGCCGTTGTCGATACTCCAGCCGTGGTTGTTTGCGGTCTGGGTGATCTGATCGCACAGGGTGTCAGATTTTGTGCTCATCGTTTTTGCTTTCGTTCTTTAGTGTTGAAAAGACTCAGTCTGCAATGCGTGCCTTCAGGGCAGCCTTTGCAAACTTCTTAACCATATGGCGAACTTCAAGGGTCGCGCCATTAACGGTTGCTGTCGCTCGCCAGATGTATTGATTGCTATTCAGCCCGCTTCCCTTGATTTTCTCGACTGTGATTTTGGGTGCTTTGCTCATCGTTTTTGCTTTCGTTTGAGGTGATTGTTTCGTTCGTCTGATGAATATTATATCGGCAGCCTTTGCTTTGTACATTACAGAAACAATAAAAAACCAAAGATTGCAGAAAGTATTTTCAGCGCATAAGAAAAGCCCCGCGAAGCGGGGCAGGGGTTGCTTTCAAATAGCACTAATTCCCCTTCCGAACAGTTTCTAATAGTCGGTATGCCATAGCCTCTGCCTGTGATTCGGTGTGACCCGTCAGGATGTGCTCAATCAGCCACGTGGCAGTTTCCCACGCTCGCCAATTATCAAGGTCCTGCATCACTGCCAATTCAGCCGGTGATGTCTCGCGTAGTACACGCTGGATTTCCGCATTCAGCATTGCTCTTGCTTTCGTTTGAGGTGATTGTTTCGTTCGTCTGATGAAGATTGTATCGGCACTCTTTGGTTTGTCCATTACAAAAACAATAGAAAACCAAAGATTACGGAAAGTATTTTCAGACCCAAACAATCAGCGTTTTCGGTCGCCCTGGTCCGTCTGGTTTTTCCTGCAGGATCTGAATCCGCTCGCTCGTTTGTAGCGTGTCGAGAATTTCGGTCCGTTGCCGTGCTGGCAAATTGAACCGCCGCGACAGCTCCGTCAGCGTGACTCGCCGCTTTCGTTCGAGCCATCTGCTGACTTCGAGCAGATCACGTTCAAACGGCGTCTCTGCGACCCACGCAGCCCCCTTGTGCAGCGTTCGTCGCGTGATCCAGTTTGAGAGCTTCACCGCCTTATCAGCGTCCTCAAACTCAATCTGTGGCCATCGCTCGCGAGGATCTGCCCGAGAGCATGCCAGCAGCATAGCGAGCTTGTTCGTCTTCTCGGCGACTCGTGACCAGATCGCAGCCTCGATTGTGTCCTCAGATTTTCGCTTCTGCGAGATTGCGTAAGCATGCCCGAACAACCGTTCCTCTGCTTCCGGCGTCGCCTTGACTGTGTAAGCGTGCGCCCCGTCTTCGCAGGTCAGGCCAGCCAGTTCGCCCGCGTGCGTCTTTGCCTCGAGCCACGCCGTGGCCATTTCAATCAGGCTTGCCGGCAGTTCAAGCTGCTCCGCTTCGAACATGTCCACATAATTGGCGTTTTCAAAAATCAGCATCCGCCCGACCAGCCCATCAGTCAGAGACGCTTTTGTCAGATGCTGCCAGAATGAACCGGGAACGCTCGTGCCGTAGATCGTGAGGTGAGGGTATCGCAGTTCCTTCATTTTCTTGCGATCGCCGTAGGCTTCCGGCGTCCAAACGTCTCCTGCTCCGCCTGTGCACTGACAGAGCACGCTGCTGACCTGAAACATATGAGGGGCTGTCTTCGGGTTATTGATCACCGCCAACAATGACCCGATCTCGTCAATCTGCATCAGTTGCCGCCAGTGCTCCGCCAGTGCCGAAACGATACCGACTGCGGACCCGATTCGTTCCGGCCCAGCAATCTCACCGTGCCCCGCTTTCTGCAGGATCCGGCGGTTGATCTTTCGCGCGTGATCTTTGCCCCCGCCTGACGGTGCCAGGCCGATGATATAACTGTTTGACCGTGCTTGCCGGTACTCAACTTTGCCGCTTGTGATCGTCGCCATCAGGGACAGTGCCCCCGCCAGTGCGAGTTCCGGCAGTGGGTAAATTGCTGTCCGTAAATTGAAGTCGATCACGTCGCCGATGAACCCCGAAACCTCGCAGAGTTCCGCAGGGATTGTCCCGAATGATGTCTCGTCCTTCTTCGGCTGTTCTGCGGCTTCCAGATCCTGCAACAGCGCGGAGATATCACAGGTGCCATCGACTCGCAGTGCCATCGGTCGCTTCGGCTGTCGTGGCGTTCCGTTCTGCTGAGCACTCTGGACCGTCTTCCTGATTTCTTCTTCGCCGAGCGGGTTGGCGTTTCTGGCGTTCCAGTCGAGCACCAGTTCTGCGACCTGATCGAGCGTGAGACGTTCGCCGCTGTCGCCTTCAAAACTCATCAGGTGCCCGGACAGTTCAAACGTCTTGCGGTTGCGCTCGCCTTCTGATGCCTGTGGACACTTCTGAGCGTACGCCGCAGCTCGGACGTGCAAAGCGTCAGGATTGACCGACAAGGACGGCAGCGGCTGCCGTGGAGCTTCTGCGGCAGGCTGTGGGCGATCTTCCGGCGTCAGCCACTTCTGACAGATTGCGTCAATCGCTGCCTGCCCGTCTGCGATGTGATCCTGTCCGCCGTAAACCGCTCCCGTCATCGTCCAAAACCTGCCGCCGCTGTAGCACTCAACCTGTTCCTTCGCGTGCTCGCTGAACTTGTGCTGACAGGTTGAGCCTTCAGGCTTGATCGCCTGCGTGATCGCTTTCAGACCGTAACCTGAAGGGCTGTATTCGATATACGCGACGCCTTGAAGTTCCTGCAGGATCTCAACAGCCCAGTCAGTCAACTCAAGTTCGTCATCGAAACAGTGATCGAGATCGACGCCGACAAACGGCGGAGCAAGTTCAAACGCCAGGCCTGCAAACCGCTTCGATGCCTCTGCAGCTGTTTCGTAGTCCGTCCACGTTTCAGGATCGTTTGACTTTGCTGGTTGCCCGTTGACCTGCACCGGGATTTTCTGCGTGTCGCCTTTCGCGTCTTTTCGTTCTGTCCAGCAGTGCCATTGTTTAAGTTCTTTCAGTTCGTTTGGGATTCCGTTCACAGTCGTTGCTTTCTGCTTTCAATCAAAAGGGAACATCTTCAGCCCATGCACTCGCGATGCGCTGAACATAGTCGTTTTCTTCCGGGATCGGATCATCAATTTCATGCTTCGTGATTCGATCGTATCTGCCGTCACGCTTGACATGAATGTATTTGCTCATCACCGCCTTGTGCTCCTGAATAGCCGCGATCGCATCTTCGACTGTTTCAGGGATTTCGGCATAGCTCCGAGCCTCCCACCATTGCTCTGCTTTTGTTCGAGCGTAGCCAAAATGCTCAAAACAGATCCATTCGCTAAATGAGTGCGTGACGATCTCGCTGTGATGATCTGGATTCTCTGGCTGGCAGTAATACGTCACGCGGAGTGTCGGCGGGCTGTCAGGGCTGTTTCGCTTTCGATGCAGGTTGTACGTCACTCGTTCAACGTACCAGCAGACAGTTGGAGCAGATCCTGTGAGTTGCCCATTCTGGTCTGAATCAGTCGCGTGATTGACGTTGAAATCGCGTTCGATCAAAACGGCACGGCATTCCGGGCAAATCGATTCCCGCACGCTGACTTCACAGCCGCAATTCGGGCAGTCTCTTGTTTCCGGTTCTTCTTCTTCTCTTGGCGTGTCGCTGCCGTCGTTTACCTTCCCATAGTTGTCATCATCGAGCGATCCGTGCCGCTGGATGTTGCTGCCGAAATCAAGAATCAGGCAATTGTCTTTGCCTTCTGCTTTCCGCAGTCCACGCCCGACCATCTGTGCAAAAAGTGCCGGGGATTGTGTCGCTCTGAGAATCCCGATGGCGTCTATGCAGGGAGCATCGAAACCAGTCGTCAGCACGTTACAGTTGACCAGCCAGCGAAGTTCACCGCTGCGGAACTTCTCAAGTATCGCAGCCCGTTCGAGCGGCAGCGTTTCGCCTGTCACCACTTCGACGCGTTCACCTGTGACGTCTGCAATCCTATCCTTCAGCATGTTTGCGTGTGCTACGTTGATGCTGAACAGCAGAATGCTTTTCCGGCCTGCAGTCGCTTCTATGACTTCCGCACAGGCTAATCTCACTTTGCCAGCGTTCGTGAAGGCTTCAAACATGCTCGCTTCGGTGAACTCGCCGCGTTTTGTTTTGAGTTGTGAAACGTCGACGCTTGCCGCTGCTGTTTTGTTCGTGATCTCACAGAGCCAGCCCTGCGAAATCAGATCGCCTGTTTTCGCGTTGTAAACGATCTGCTGAAAGATCGAATCGTCACCGACGATTGACCCGCTGCCGAGCCTGAACGGCGTCGCAGTCAGCCCGATCACTCGGCACGTCGGATTGATCGCCTGCAGCTCCTCGATAAATCGCCTATACATCGTCTTGTCGTTTTTCGGATTGATCAGATGTGCCTCATCGACAATCACCAACTCGCGACGCCCCAGCACGTGGGCCTGCTTGTAAATCGACTGGATGCCTGCTGCGATGACGTCGTTTTCAATCTCTCGCCGTTTCAGCCCGGCAGAGTAGATGCCGACTTCCGTTTCTGGCAGTAAAGCGTTGATCTTCTCGCGGTTCTGCTGGATGAGTTCTTTGCGATGTTGCAGGAGCATCACGCGTGCTCCGTATTTCAAAGCCTGCCGAACCAGCATTGCAATCACGAGCGACTTGCCTGCCCCTGTCGGCAGGACGATCAGCGGATTGCCTTCTTTGTAGTGCAGGTACCGCCACGCGGCATCATGGCTGTCCTGCTGGTAATATCGTGGCTGCATGATTTCACTCCGAAGGATCCACGCGGTGAGTCACAATCCCGATGATGTCATCCGGCGTCGTGCGAGAACTGAATCGAGCGATCGTCTGAAACAGTCGCGGAGTCTGCGTCTGCCCTGGTAGTCGCTCCCAGTGATAACGGCGGATTTCTTCAACGAGCTGCCGCCTTAGCTTTCGCTTCGTGTCTTTGTTTTCGAGTTCTGATTCCAGCTTCCGCTGCCCGTATTTATGGCCTGTGTTTTGCATGCTGTCTCTCCAAAAAAAGAGGGACGCTCACTGCATCCGCGCGAAAGCATAAACGCAGAGCAGGAGCGTCCCGGAAACGAAATCAGAACGGGCTGTCGTCAGGAAGACTGCCGCCAGATTCTACCGACTCAGCAGGAGCCGCAGCAGCCTCTGTTGGTGCCCCAGCCTTAAAGCCGCGAATGTTATTCCTGTTCACGCCTTCGCGGTCTGGCTTGATCACGACAACTGCCGTCAGCGGCTTGTTGTTGAGTTCCTGCAGCGTCTTCGGGGCTTCGATGCCGAGAGCGACGCCGATCTGCTTGAGTCGCTCCTGTGCGATCCTCACAGCAACTTCGTTCGGGTTGTCGACGTTCAGCCGCTCCCAGATCCAGCGTCCCTTCTGCGGCCCGCTGAGCACTTCCAGCTTCAACTCTGCGTATCTGCCGTCTCCCTTCTTTGTCGGCTTGAGTTGACTTTCTACGATCGAGACAGCGTATTCGCCCGCAGGGATCAGCGTCTGTGCCTGCGGAGCTTTGACTTCTTCCCAGTTAATAAATGTCAGGTCGTCCATTTGAGTTGCCTTTCTTAGTTTGCAAAGTGGTTTGCGTAGGTCTGAAAATTCATGTCGATTTCATGCGGCAGTGAAAGACGATTCTTCGCTTGCACTGCTGCGGTCTCACTCGTTCGGATGTAACGTTCACTGTCGCCGACTGCGACCGTTCGCGTCTTCCCGAATCCCTGATCTTCCTTCTTTGTAAACGTGCGATAAGAAGCGAAGAACACTTCGTCGCACCATTCCTGCAGCCTTGCCGCTGCGTACTTATGCAATGCAGGCTGATAACGGTCATAGCCATCGCCCTGCGGATCATCGAACCGGATCACCTGCGAATGAGCCAGCAGAATCACCATCATTCGTTTGTTCGCCCGCAGCCATTCCAGAGCGTTCAGGACGTCGTCCCACTGCTTCAGTGCCTGCTTATAGCCGTTGCCATACGGAATGTCGGCGATGCTTTCTGCATTCCTCCCGACTGCGACATCTCGGTGAATCGCTCGTTCCAGCCAGTCGGCTGAATCAATCGCGATCGTTTGAAAGTCGTGTTCCTCAGTCGCCAGCCATCGCAGAGCCGCCATCAGTTCTGGCAATTCGTGCAGATGCTCTGACTTCGCACAGTCAATGTCACTCAGTCCGTCTTCGAAGTCCAGAAACAGCACTTCGGGAGCTTGCGCCGCCCACGTGCTCTTTCCAACTCCATGCACGCCATACAGCAGCACTCGCCGTGCCTGTGGCGTCTTTCCTCGGATCACTTTCATTTGCTTTACTCGCTTTCTTACTTTCGTTTGCTGACATTGAAGGCTGCCAGCGGAAGCCTGTCACAAATCAAAACAATCATCCTCAGAAAACAGCTTCAGCTGTGGTTCCATGCACGAGCACTGAGACTGCCAGCGACGGTCAAACTGCTTTCCTTCTTTTGCGTCCTGTTCGATCTGGGCGAGTGAATACGAAGTTGCCTTGACTCCGCTCTGGTCGCGACAGATTGTGAATCCTGTTTTCTCTGTGAATGCTTGTTCTCGTTTTTTTGCGTATTCAAAACCGTCTGGATTGAGACTGATGTCGGCAGCCCATTGGTTTACGCCTGCCAGAATGCAGCCATATTTACGGCAGTTGTTGTGTGGCTGTCCTTCCTGATAAACGCTTGGCGGTTCAATGCCTCTCGATCTGACTGCTTCGTGAATATCACATTCGCCGAGTAACGGCTTTGCACAGAGCGGAAAAAGAACTTCCACAGGCGACATCTTTTGAACGAAGCGATCAATTCTTTCGCCTTCCATGAACTCAATCCCTACGGCAATCGCATCTGCTCCGCAGTCTTTCAAGAACTTGGCGAGCGGTTTTTGTTTCAGTTCAATGCTCGCCTTACAGGCGCCACCTGCGTTTGCAATCCGCAAAATGCCTGACTGATCAAAAACATCCCAGATATTCCGGCCATCATTTAAGCGATGCAGAGTCTGGCCGAACACCCGCTCGCAGTCTTTCAGAAAGCGATACGTTTCATCATGCTCTGAATTCGTATCGGCAAAAACAGGAATCACTCTGTCTTGACCGTACTGCTGCAAACATCGCCCCCACGCTTCCGCCGATCCGCTTCCGCCCGAAACGTTGACACAAACCGTGCCTTCAAAATTTAGAAACTTGTCGGATTCCCGCTTCACAATTTCGCGCCATTTGCCTCGCGACAATTTCTTCTGACCCTTGCCCATCAGCCGACCTCCTGAATTTTCATCCAGCAACCGGTGTCTTCATTTATCTCAGCCCATCGCTTCATTGCGAACAGGCTGAATACCTGGCAATCGTCGACGATGGCAGCACCCGACAACCCATCGAAAACGGCCCGCGTCAGTTTGTCGAGATCCGGTTTGAATGTGTGCCGCTGCCGTGCTTTGCTTTTCAGCTTCTCCGAGTTCCTGCCTGTGCCGTAGTGGCTTTTCGGACGCTGCAAGCTGAAGACCAGCGAGACCATCACGTCGCCCGCGAATGGCCCATCAGGGAAGTTCAGCTTTGCTCCCGTCTGAACCATTTCCCGCCATTGCTTCAGAGCTGGCCCGGCAGATTCTGTGAGAATGATTTTCTGCGTGTGCGGATGCAGGAACGCCCGCTTGCTGCCTTGTGGTTTCGGCGTACCGCCGACGAAGAACTCTTTCGTGATCATTCGCTTTGCTTTCGTTCAAAAAAAACAAGCCGCCGCGACTTCGTGCCACGGCGGCTTGCCGTGCAGACCACCCTGAGCGATTCATTCGCCCCCGCCATCCGTGCCAGAGTCTAAAGGTCCATCCTCAGCCCGCATATTTGCAATCAATTCAGTGCGAAAGATTTGCACTTCAGGCGGTGCCTCAATTCCGATTTTCACGCGTTGGTCGCCGAGTGCTTCCACGCTTACGATGATGTTTTTCCCGATCAGTATCTTTTCTTGAAGTCTCCTGCTCAAAACTAACATGCTTTCCCTCCTGTGCTGGCATGAAAAAACCGACTGCTGAAACGTGGTAGCGAGCACGAAACAACAGCCGGTGATGGAGATTCATTATCAGGCACTCGTGAGAGTTCGCTACGCCTGTGCCGGGAACAGTAGGCAATATCACAAAACAATGGAACCCACTATTTCCATATTTTTACATCGAAGCCGCGAAACCGAACGTGAAGTTTGCAGCGGCCCGAAGTCGTGCAAGTGCGACCGCCCATTCCCGTGCCAACAAAACGCACGCCCGGCGGAGTCCGCTGATAATGCCCGACGCCATGCCGCGCGACCAGTCGAGCCTCACGCTTCGCCCATGCCCGCAGGCCAGCGTCAGCAGATGCAGTCAGCAGGAGCAAACAGATCAGAAAACGCATTGTCAGTTCTTTCCGAGTTGATCAAGCAGGGCCTGATTGCTCTCTCTCATAAGGTCTTTGAGTTCGCGAATGTCGTGCGTGTTCGACTCCACCCGCATCGAAACAGTGCCGAGCCAGAACGCACCGACTGCGATCGTGCCGACGAGTGACAGAGCAATCGGCGTACTCTGCGTGATGCTTTTCAGGTCTGGCTTTGTCATGGCGACAGCTCCTGACAGATCACAGAGTGATTGCAGGATTCGGTACGTAGATTCTGACCTGCACGATTGATGTCGTCTCTGCGACGAACAATTCAACCACGCTGTCAGACGATCCAAGATCAGCAAAGGGGGCAATCTTCCCGGCAGTGCCTGACCCGCTCAAAACGTATGCCTGCCCCTTCGTCAGCGTCGGCCCTGTCAGTTCAAGCCTTGCCCCGTTGCCGGCCAAAATCGGATAGTCACCGGACGAACCTGACGTGATGCTGATTCCTTTTACTTCCAGCTTGTTTGTGTCGGTGCCGTCTGCGAGTGCATACTGAGCAGATGAGACATACATCGGCTGCCCGATCGCAAAAGCCTCAGACGCGGTTCTGTCTGTGATGAGAGTTGCAGGATCAACGACCGTGATCGCGGTGATTGAGAGATCAGCCATCTTTGCGTTCCTTGTGTTTTTGCCGTGCCTCTGCAATTGCAGATCGCACAAACTTTCTGACGATGATTTTAACCAGTTCCTGCCCGACCGAAGACCCCAGAACCGTGCGAGAAACGAGATTCTGCTTCTTCAGTTCTGCCGCGTTAGCCAGTATTCCCTGCGTGATTTCTTCAAAGTTTTCTTCGCACCAGTCCGCCCCGCTCCTGTCCATTTTAGCCGCCAGTGAATTGCAGGAACTGCAGCCGCTGCTGGATTTGGCGATCCACGCGAATTTGCGAGCGAGAATCGTCCCGACAGGTTCCCGCGTTGGACGCTTGCCCGGCTTCTCGCGGACCTGAACTCTCGGTGAATCTTCCGGCTTCCATTCTGGCAGCTCGTAACCCTGCTCGGCAAAGATCCGGCGATACCCTTCCACCTTGTCTCGCGAAAGTGACGTCTTGCCGGACGCGATCAGATACTTTCTGCCGGACAGCTTATTCATAGATCTCTGTCCTCACGTTGTTTGGCACAATTCCCGGCACGCAGCCCGAGTTGAAAATGTCCTGACTTCCGAAGTCGAGGTACAGCGGATCGCATGTCTCAGAAGTCGGACTGTACGTTTGCGACAGTGACCCGATAACGGTCTGAGTGTTATCGTAAAACGTAAACTTGACATTCCAGACACTCGTGAGGCAGTAAAGACTGATCCGCCAATAGGTCAGGCTCATTGAGCTTCCGCCCGTACACGGCGACCAGTTGAGCAGCGGACTGTCCCATGAGGCAATGCCTGCACCGACGACGTTGCTGCTCGAATCAAAAGTCAGTGTATACAAACCTTCTGTGCAAGAGCAGTCGTCTGCTCCGGGAATCGGATTGACCGGGTCTGCTGTCAGTTCTGCCGTCAGCGTTCGCGGCAGTAGATTCGCGCAACAGTCGACACTCACGCCCGCACACTCGCCGCAAAGCTGACAGACAACTGTGAAGTCTAAAACGAGCGTGCCGCTAAGTTCAATGTCCGTCCATTCAAGTGACAGCACGTTTGGTTCTGGCTCAACGACTTGCTCGCTTAGGTAGTAAGTCGTCCCATCATAAGTCAAATAGCTGCTGGTCGTGATTACGCACTCTTTGTCGGACGTGCGACGATCCAGCACAATCTCCATCGGCACTGTTTCGAGAATGTTAAAGCCCGCACAAGTCGCGTCACCGTCCCACTTCGGCGTAAACGTGCCACGCTTGCCCGGTTCAGCCCGTAGCGTCGTACCATCAGAACAGGTCGAAGTATCAGCCCATTCGAGCACGCCCGTCAGTACGCATTCAGCTACTGTTTTATCTTCGTCCTGCCAGACCGTACCCTGAACACAGAGCTTCTCGCACGTACAATCTGAGTCGTCACAAAAGTGGTCACACTCATCGTAACGTCGATGCAGTCGCTTATCTGGTCGCGTAAAGAATTTGAACGTGCCTGTGCAGGTCGATTCGTCCGGTTTCGTGTGCGTGTAAGAAAACTCACCGTCTGGATCTCGACAATCCAGGTCATCACAATCGAAGACATGAGCTTCGACCGTATCGAGATAAACGACGAACTTACAAACCTCTGACCTGACTTCCCATTTACCTTCGAACTGAATGCGGTCGTCAGACGGCCCGAGTGCCCCGGTGTACTTGTCGACGTTCCATTCAGCATCACCGAGGAATGTATCGTCGCCGCAGGTGAACTCGAGGCAAAGATTGCAGACTGCTGTTCGACAACAACGGCGGTGATCTGTCGGGTCAACCACATCTTCTGGCGACACAATCAGCGTGACGCCTCGCATATTGCTACCTGCCCCGCTGCTGCCCATCGAAATGCTGGGCGACCATAAACCTGAATCAAGATCTGTGTCGTATGAATAAAATTCTGCTTCCGTGCCGTCATATTCAAGAGTGAATCCCGTCGTGTTCGTGACTGCTGCGTTTCCTTCTTCGTAGCAGAAGACGTAGCCTTTACTATTCCCGGCTAATGCGTCAGCGTCTGGAGGATTATGACTACTTCCGTCAGCCCATGAAGCCGACGCCGCAACAATCCTGTCTGGATCGCAGCCCGAAAATGACAGAGTTGCATTCCATGCTGTAGCGGTCGTCGCGGGAAAGCCCGTGTTGCCTGTCAGTGTGCCGTCTGAAAGCCTATAAGCGACCACCACGCCAGTGTTGCCACCGTAATCTGAATAAACCAGAGTCCACCCAGTCGGCAACCTGATCGGTTCCAGACTTTCCCGCATGTGAATTGCTATGACGACACTGTCAGCATGGTTTGTCGGGTAGCTGCTTGTGTAAACAGCACCGTCAAGCGTGAGCGTTCCCGGCACCATATCGGGACAGGCAAGCATATGCTCTTCGCACGGTCGCCACGGGTCACTGTGGCGATTGAAGTGAAGCGCCCCCATGCCTCGTGCACGTTCAGATCGCAGCCCGCCCATTATGGAAGTCCTGTACACTCATCGAGTCCGGCAAGCAGCCACAGATGCCAGACCCATTCCTCAGCAGTGCAATCCCAAACGCGACCAGCCAGAGCTTTCGCGTTCGTCAATTGTGCCGCCGTGTGCCCGTCCATGATCTCAAAATAATCCTCAACACGAATCACCTTTGTGCACTGGTTCTTATTCATCGTGTACTTGACTGTGATGTCGAGCGTGCCATTCGGGCAATCGTTATCAGTCACCTGCCCTTCGATGATGTCCGTTTCACCGCCGCCGCCTTTTTTATGCCAGCGATTACGGGTCTGCCTGGGAAATCGAGCTTCCCGGATCCGTTCGGAAACGACACGCTCAACCTGCCGCATCGCTTCAGGCGAAAGAATGAAACCGTCAGCCATCAGCTTACCCCTGGCAGAGCTTTGAAGTCTTCAAAAGGATAAATCTGGAACTGCAGGAACACAGCATTCTCAGGGTTCGGATCTGCCAGTGCTTTGCCGTTTCCATCCAGCAGAATCGGCGTGTTTGGCTCGAGGTCGTCGCCATCGTTTTTCGCCTGCTGTCGAGCAGATGGCTTACTCGGAAACTCTGACGTTTCGCCTTCCTTTTCGCGGAACCCTGCATCCATTGGTTCGTACAGAAAACCATCGGCGTTTATGTGGATCTCAATCGTGAACGGATAAAACGCCTGAGTCTCTCGGTACTGTCTCTCGCCGACCGTAATCCTCTGCAGCTTCGCCTTACCCGCACCAACAGACAGCCCGCCGATTGTGATGTCATCAATGTTTACTGTGTTCAGCAGGTTGACGGACCATGCAGGGATTGACAGCAGGTTTGCTTTAATGGTCGCTATCAAATGACTTTGCTCCCGGCTGGGAGTCGGATCAATCAGATAATCACCTGCCGAGTTCACTAAAGCATTTCCATAAACGTCTGCGAAAATCTCCTGCTGATAAAGTTCGGATGCAAAGCTGACAAGAATCTCATCGTTTGTCGCGTCATCGTCGTTGTCGTCGCTTTTGCCGCGTTCGGACGTGTACTTGACGCTGACAATCCACCCGAGTGGTGTTTCTGACTTCTGTTTATAATCGATCGTCTTTGCATAGGCTGGCTGAGCAATTGGTGCCGGATGTGGTTCGCCGTACTTCGGCAAGCCAGTGGCACTGCTGACGACGCTTTCGCGGTCTGTGGCATCTGTCGTTTGCACCAGCCATTCACGCGTGTAAGTCCACGTCCCGCCGTCATAGGACGCCGTGCGGCCCTGCCATCGCTCATGTGCGTTTCCGTCAACTGCCATAATTAAAACCCTGCTGCAACTGCTACCTGAAACGTAGGCTCTTTCACTTGCTCGCGTGCGATGTCCAGTTGCTTTTCGAGAATCTTTGTCTGCTTCTTATTCTCTGCCAGATTCGGGTCTTTCTTCTTTTGCTGTGCTGTCAGAATCGCCTTGAAGGCTTCCCCGCTGCCCCGAACCATTGCCTTTGCGATTCCTGGCCCGCCTGCCCCACGAGCAGCCGCCCCGCCATCTGCACCAGCGACAGCCCCTGGGGCAGTCACTGCGGTTTGTCGTGCGGCTTCGCCTGCCCGCATTTCGTCCAGTGTCGCAAAAGCGTTCTTCAGTCGAGAACTCAGATCCTCGCCAAGTTGGTCCCCGATCATCCGAGCGTCGGTCGTGAGCTGCTGTTCCAGTTGCGTCATTTTGCGTTCGGGAATGTCTGGCAGTTCTTTGATCGAGCTTTTGAATCCTTCCGTCAGCGGCTTCCATGTCAGGTTGAGTTTGCTGGAACTGCCCGTGATGAAATCGAGAACTGCTGTCCAGTTGTTCTTGATGTTCTCGCCGAAGTTCATAAACCCAGTGCCGACAAAATTGATGGCTGTCATGAACACATCACGCCAATTGTCAGCAAACCATGACAGATAGGCTGGCAGTTTGTCTGTAAAGAAGAACGCCACGTCATTGAAGAAAACAACCGCCCCGAGTTGTGCGGTCTTGAATGCAAGCTGTGCGATCTTGCCAAAGTTGTCGAAAGCGAAACCGCCGACCGTCGTGATGTACAGGAAGCCTTCCGTGATTGTGTCCTGCAACCACGTCCAGCCGTCACCGATTGACTTCACCACGCCGTTGACTTGCGTGCTGACTCCACCAAACGATGCAGATAGATTCGTCAGCTTGTTTGCCAGTGTTTCGAGCACAGGAGCAGCAACAATAGCGATCTGCTGAAACGCTCCCGTGACTGCCTTGCTGGATCGATTCATTGCATCGTTTGCCGCTTCGATGCTCGCGAGTTCTTCCCGCGTGTGGTTCATGTTGAGCTTGTCTGCCGTTGCCTGAAATGCTTCGAGGCTTGCTGATCCACCTTTGACGGTGTTCACCAGATCCACGCCAGAACGCCCGAACAAGTCGTAAGCGATTCTAACTTTATCAGCTTGTCCACTGACGCCCTGCATCGCGTCTGCGACCTGATTCAGCATCTGTTCAGGTGACAGCTTGTTGAGTTGTGCAGCGTTTAGCCCGAGTTCCTGCAGAGCATCTTTTGCTGTCCCCGTTCCCTGTGCTGCTTCAGAGACTCCGCGTGTCAAACGCTGAATGCCGTTAAAACCAGCTTCAGCCGACACGCCTGTCTGCTCAAACGCCAACTGCAAGCCGCCCATTTTGTTTGCTGCAATTCCGAGCTTGTCAGCCGTTTTTGCCATCTCGTCAAGCGGCCCCATTTGAGCCATTGTCTTTGCAGCAACAACTCCAGCAGCAGCGACTCCTGCCCCGAGTCCTGCGACGATTGCCCCTTTTGCAAAGCCTGCAAACTTGCTGAGCTTGCTTTTTGCTCCGTCAATTCCCCGATTGAACTTCTGCGAGTTCATTCCGAGGTTGACGACCAGATCACCAAGCGTTGCCATCAGTTCGCCCCCTCAATCCACGGCATGCAGACGTCACTGTCGACGCCTTCGACTTCCAGATACTGCCCGAGCATCCACGCAATCAGCCCGAGCATTTTTTGCGAATGATCGTAGGGCATAACTTCGTGCCTCGCTTTCAGCTCGTCCCACTGTTCGCAGGTCAGGCTGTCCATGAATGTTTGGGGATCCACTCCGAGCGGATCAGCCAGCAGATGAGCGATCAATCTGTCTGGTCGTCTTCGGAGTTTTTTCCCAGATCCTGAGTCGCTGTCATGCCGCAAACACGCTGAGCAGAATCAACCAGCGGCTCAACTGTGACCGCAGGCAGACGCCCGATTGCTGCAACATCCTCACGCGTGAACAGCGGTTGCCCTTCCATATCGCAGACAGTTGCGATCAGAAGACGTTCCCGCATTTCCAGTCGTGCTTTTGCGTTCGGCTTGCCAGATCTCAGCGTAAACTGATCCTCGAAAGCACTCCGCTCTTTTGCTGTCATGCCCCGAACCAAAACAGACCCGCCGAGTTGCGGCAGGTTGATTGTTTCGGTTGGGACTTCTGCACGCTGAAAAAATGATTCACGCGTAAGACTCATCCTCGTCATCCTCTTCTTCTTCTGCTTCCAGTTCAGCGCGAAACTCTTCCTGTTCGCGTCTGATTCGTTCATTGACTCGCCGCAGCACGCCAGCCCGTTCAGGATCCATCTGCTTCACTCGCTCGCTGCATTCATCGTCTGCGGCTTCGCAGATTCCGCCATGCACGAGCTTGAAGCAGTCCGGGTGATCAATCACCGCTCCGACGGTCCAAAACCTTTTGCCGCCTTCGTCGATGATTCCCGGATGATCTGTCGGGGCTGTCGGCCCGGCTTCCATCTCAATCAGAAACTTCGCCTTCATTTGTTCTGCTCCTGTTTAGGTTGGCAGAGTTGGCAGACCATCAACCTTCAGGCTGCTGCTGAACTTCAGGCCGTCAGCCATTGCGGCTGTCGTTTCCCATGACACGCCAGCAGACGTGAACGGGCATTCGGTTGTGCCTGTGTCCGCATAAATGATTTTCCAGTTCTGGTCTGCTGGCGTTGTGACCAGGTCAGTAATTGCCTGATGTCCTGCCAGAGCCGGATCATAGAATCCGCTGATGTCGACAGTGCCGCCTTCGCTGTAGCCTGTCTGGCTGTATTCTTTACCAGCCCCGGACGTGTCCAGCGTTGTGGCGTCATAGGTTTCTGATTCAATGCCGCCCTGACTGATTTCTGTCAGTTGAGCGACAGCAGTGAAAACAGAACTGATTTCCTGCTGCAGGACAGTTCCTTTTGAGGGTACTTTGGCCATCGGATCACATCCTTTCTCTTTTAGGATTCTTGGTACTGGATCGTCACATCCAGCAGGTTTGTATGGATCGGAATGTCAGACTTGTCGCTCGGTGGCTCAACGTCTGTGTTTTCAGAGTTCATCAGAACGGCATCGATTGTTTCAGTGCCTGCCGTCCCGGTGTAGTCATCCAGAAACTGCCTCACAGTTTTGCCGAGCGTTTCCGCCTGTGCACTCGTTTCTGATTTGCAGTCAATGTCGAAGTCAACGAAACGCAGAGCACCCGTTCCGTCCAGTGCACCATTTTCCTGGCTGCCCATCTGCGTCAGCACGATGTACGGCAACTTCGCAGACTGTGGAGCGTTGCCCATGTAAACACGACTCCCCACGATTGCATAAATAGAGCTCTCGCCCGTCAGCAGTGAAATCAATCCGCCTCTGATGCTCATGGTCTCGCCGCCTCACGCATGACCCCTTCCCGGAGTCTCTTTTCGATCGCTGACTGAACTTGCGAGCCACCTGACCGCATTCCCTTTGACGCTAGGTTATCGAACTTGATCGGAACGTTGGTTGAGGTGCCCACGACAAACCAGTGCAAAGTCATGGGGCTGATGCCGAGTCCTTTTTTCTTTGCTGCTCGCCGTTTGTCTTCTTCTTTGCGACCCCATTCGCGGAGCTTTGCCTGTTTCTTTCCGACAGCGACGCCAACCTTTGCTTCCATCACTCCCTTTTTCTTGTTCTTCTTAAATCGCCAACCGATTGCTTTGCGTGCTGTTTTGTACTGCGACGGAATCTGTGCTCTGACTTCTTTTGATCCAACAGACAGCCCCGCGCGGATCGCTGCTTTGACGATCTTCGTCTGCACGCGGTTTTTCATTCGACTCATTTTGCGGTCGAGTTCTTTGATTCCTGTGACGACTGCCATCAGACGGCCCTCACTGTTTGAATCTCAATTTCATGGTCTGCCAGATCAACATTCACGACTGACGCCACTTCGTAGATTCCGCCGTCGTAATTCAGCCGCATTTCTGGCGTGATTGCGTTGGCTTCGCTGCTGTACTGCGTTCGCCACGCGTGCGAAACGTCAGCGTTGACCTGGTCGACTTTCCAGAACTCGCGACCGCCCTTTGATTGCACCGCGCACCACAGCTTACAGTGCGTGATCCAGTTGGCGTCATTGGTCTGATCAACCACGCCGTGAGCGTCTGTTGACGCGTTCGGATCGAGCTTTTGCACTGTCACCTTTTTACTGTAGTGACTCAGGCAGCAATCACGTCGCATCGTGGTACTCCGTCCAGCGAAGTTTCGCGATGAGTCCGTTGTATCCCGCCATCGACGTATCTGGATCGCAGCCAGACCATGACGACTTGCCGAATTCAAGGATTGCCAGCTTTGCCTCAGCAGGGACTGCCGCCGCGTTCCCGTAGCCTGCCTGAAACTCGACAGTCACTGCGTTCGGCGTGCGGTCTTCTGTCGCTGGCCAATACTTGCCCGACTTCAGAATTATTCGCGACGGCGTGCTGCTTGTGTCCGCGTTGTAATTCGACGCAGCGAAGGTCTGAGTTGCTCCTGCCGTGTCGATATAGGTCACGCTTGTGACAGACGCCACAGGGGCAGTGCGGATCTGAAGCACGTCACCGAGAGGGAACGTGTCGAGATACAACTTAACCGTTTGTGTGACCAGTCGACGGGAACTGTCGTGCTCAACCTGTCGCCGGGCAGCGGTCAGCAATTGAGTCAGCTCCTGATCAAAGTCGCTCGAGGTAACTCTCAGAGCGTCTTTGAATGCAGCTAAGGTCAATGGTTCTTCTGCCGGTTCAGTTGTCACGACGAATGTCATCAGGACTCATCCTTCGGGGCTGCTTTCGCGGCTCGTTTCTTCGGGGATTTGCTGACAGCTTCCGCCTGTCCTGCTTCGATCAGGGCAGCCGCTTCGCTGTCTGGCACGTCGATGATGTCGCCGGGATTGTTTGAAAAGTCGATTCCCGCGCGACCGATGAGCAGTTTGATTTTCATTTTGAATGTCTCCACGAGTCAGGCGGGGAGCGATTGCCCCCCGCCATCGTCGTTGAAAAGTTACGCCTGAATCAGGTGCTTCACAGGACCAGTTCCAGCGTTCAGCAGATCGCCATCGAAGCGAGTGATCGCGACGAAACCAACCTGATGATAGTCAGCATAACGCTCGACCATGCGAACAAGTGTGACGCCGAGAACTTCCCGCATCTTGTATTTGCTCATATCGCCAAACAGGACAGTCTTCTCGCCTGTGGCGATGGCTGCCATGTCATCGTTGACGAGCAGTGGAACGCCGAGCAGACGATCAG